GGTAGTCGTTCTCGCCGTAGTCCTTCTGCGAGGCCATCAGCTGACGAGCCGCGTCGATGGACGTGACAGACACCGTCGCCGTCGAGGGGATGTTGTTGTGGTCCGCATGGAAAAGCGACTTACCGTCGCTCATGTTGGGACCAAGGCCTCCGTTCAGACCCAGCACCCCATAGACGTCCTTCTCGATCGTGCGACCGGCCGCCTGGCCCAGTGTCACCGCCGGTCGCGAGAAGGCCCCCAGATCATCGTTGACCAGCACCTCGGGGGTGATGTTCAGGATCCGGCCCTTGCGCTTGCCGGTGATGGTTTCGCGCGCACCGTCCGACATCGTGCCGGCTTCGTACTCGCCCGCCTGGTTCACGCTCTTGAGGTCAGAGAACGACCCCATGTGATAGCGGTTGTGCGGCCGGTAGTCCGAGAGCGTGCCGATGGCGCAGAAGCGCGACCATGTGAACTGCGCCGGCGCGTAGCCGGAGAGCACCATCCGATGAATGGCAGACTCCAGCAGGATCGGGAAGTCACTGGTCGACTGCACGGCCAGCACGGTCGAGGCGATCTGGTCACGCGACATGTGGCGGGTGTTGACCCCGGCGCGCTGAAGCGAGGCCTCCGCCAGGACGATCAGCGACTGGCGGGCGGCCGGGTTGTCCTGCCGCGCGGTGATCGCAGCCTGACCGGTCAGGATGTTGGCGCGCGCGAGGATGCCGTCCACGATGCGCGCGCGGCGGGTTTCTTCCTCGTCGCGCGTAACGCGGATGTCCGTCGAGCCGCCGCCGCCGGCGAGCGGCGTTGCGCCATTCGACACCCGCGCCAGGACCTTCGCCTGCACCTGCTCGACCGTCATGCGCGGATCCGCAAGGCAGGAGGCCTCGAGTTCGCGCATGCCGGGCACGTCGGCGAACTGCGCGAAGACGCTGCGGATGGATTCGTTGCGCGCGGTCAGCGCGGCGATCGGATCGATCGCCGGGGCGGGTGCGCCCGGAGTCGGCGCCGGCGCCGGTGCGGCGGGGGTCGGCGCAGGAGCCGGCGCAGGCGGAATGTTGCTGCCGCCCTGCGCGAGGATCAAAGCGAGTTTCTGCTTCATTGTCGATTCCTCGATGTGGGCGAAGATCGCCCGTTGATGGACCTCACGGAGCGAGGCAAAGGCAGACGCCGTTACCGTCGTCTGAATACGCCGGCGCAGCGCCGCTGTGACGGCGTTGCCCGGAGAACTGGAAAGCGCATGCACGTAGGTGAGCAGCGCGGCCGTTGCGGCGGTGTCCTCGAGCTGCTCGGCGCCGGCCTCGTCAATCAGCTGATCCGCCAGGCCGGCCGCAATCATTTCCTCGGCGGTGTACCAGTGGTCGCGGCGGTCCGACAGGTGACTTGCGATCGAATCCGGATCCTTCGCGCGTGCGGCATAGCTGGTCTGCATCGCCTTCGCGAAGGTGTCGAGGACTGCCGCGGCGTCGCGCATGTCATCGGCGTAGCCCCAGCTCGCACCCTGCGGACCATGGATCATCATCATTGAGTTCGCGTACACGTAGCGTGTCTTGCCCGCCATGGCGATCAGGCTGGCGATCGACGCAGCGACACCATCGATGGTGACGTTGACGGTACCGGGAAAGCTCTTCAGTGCATTGAAGATGGCCATGCCATCTGTCACGACACCACCATCGGAGTTGATCCGCACGTTGATGGTGCTGGCGGTGATGGCTGCGAGCTGCGAGACGATGCTCGCGGCACTGATCCCATCCCAGAAGTAGTCACCGATCGGACCATAGATCAGCAGCTCGGCCACATCCGGATTACTGGTATCGAGCGCCAGGATGGACTTGCCGCGCGCGTCCGGCGCGATTTTGTCGAGTCCGATGTTGTCGAGCGAATAGATGGCCGAGGCCACGCAGGCCGCGATTGAGATGGTGCGGTTCATTCCTCGAGTTCCCCTGTTGTTTCAGTGGCCGGAAGCTGCGTGCCCGGCGGACGCGCCTGCGTGAGGCCGGCACCACTGACCTGGCGCGGATCGGTGTCGACCACGATTCCCAGATCCTTTGCCCACTTGCGCTCGCGCGCGATCTCCTCATAAACGTCGTACATGCGACGGCCTCTCTCCGCCACGACGCTTGAGGTACTGCGGAAGCCAGCGCGGACCTGCGCCTTGAGCGCATCCGTCTCCTTGACGGGATCGATCCATGGCATCGGTGGCGGCAGATAGTCCGCACCGAGCGCCATATCTAGGGTCATGCCGGGCGGAAGCACGAGCTCACCCGACAGCACCGCCATCGAGACGAAGCGCTCATAGATCGGCCTGACCATCTGCGAAATGAACTCGAAAGCCAGGACCCCATAGGCGCCATAGTTCTCCACGAGCTCTTGCCGCTGCGCGCTGTAGGTGCCGTTGTAATTCTTCGCGAGCGACGAGAAAGAGATTCGCATCGGCGCGGCGATCGCGCGCAGCTGCCCATTGCGATACGGCTCGAGGTTCGGATTCGGCCGCTTGCTGTCAATGGTCGAGACAGACTCACCAGGCCGGAGATCGTCATAGATCATGCCTGGCTGCATCCGCAGCCGGCGATCTCCAGCGGTCTTGTTTGCGTCGGTATCGTAGGACGTTGGGTCGCCCTTGATGATCACAGCAGCCATGCTCGCCGCGATCTTTGCCGCGATCCGCTCCGACTCCTCGTAGTCCTTCAGATCCTCGATGCGGGTAAAGGTCGACGCGAGAATCGAAATGCCGCGCACCTGGCCGATGCGGTCAACCGTGCGCACATGCCGGATCAGGTCTGCCGGAACCCGCTTTGTCTCCGGGACCAGGACATCGTCATCGCCTGGGTGGCGCTTGTATACGTGCCACGCAACCGCCCGACCCCAAGCATTGCGCTCACAGCCCTGCAGGATGCGGCGAGAGGAGTCGTTCAGGTCCAGCGGGACCAGGTCAGGCTCCATCAGCTCAATGGAGAACGGCACTGAGGATCCGTGCTCGAGGAACGGCACTAGGCCGCGCAGCTCCTGGACGAAGGCCTCGCCATCGCGCAGCCAGGTGCGGGCGAGCAGACGCTGTGCGCTCGCCCAGTCATGCATCCATGTGACTTCCGGCCGCTTCGACCAGGCCTCGAGCAGAGGCATGATCTGATCGACAACGTCCTCGTCGACCTCGCCGTCGGCGCCGCGCGGCGCCGGCACAATGTTGATGCCGGTCGGACCGATGAAGTTCTGCACCAGCGTGGACAGGCCGCCGCTGATAATGTCGTGATTGCGATCGAGGTGCCGCGCCTGGTTGCGCAAGGCGGTGCCGGTCATGGTGACGATCGAATTGCCGCTACCCATCTCCCGCGAGCGCCTTCGTAGATGGGTGGCTTCGGCCGCCTCGTAGGCCTGGCGATAAGCCACGGCGCGGACGCGGCTGCGTGCGCGAGCTGCAGCCCAGCCGGGGGCGACCCGCAGGAGTATGCGATCAAACGCCGACGGCGCAGACGGCCCGGTCTTCTCGAAGGACTCAGGCTTGCTCACCGGCCACACCCGCTGAAGTCGGCGATCGCAGGACCAGCTCGGCGCCCGGCCGCCTCGAGGCTCACTCGCCGATCCCACTTGTCGAGTTCGTCGCTGACCCACTTGGCATCGGCACGCGTGACCGTGCGATCCCCAATTCGGTAGGACTGCCCATTCAGGACCGCGCGATATGCGGCCCTCAACAGCTCGACTTGTTCCGTGGCGAAGCTCACGGTATCGGATACTCCGCCGCCAGCTGCGCACAATCTCGGGGATTGGGACGCACCCTCCGGCGCGGTCCGTCAGGCTGAGGCGTCCTGGTCGAGGAGGCGATAGACCGTCTTTCTGCTGATCCGGTGCTTCCGGCAGACGGCGCGGATGGACATGCGCTTAAAGTCCTCGCGGATCTCCTCGACCGGATAGGTCACTGTGGAGGGGATGTAAAGATCCTGCGACGGATACTCCTCCACCAGGTACGCCACCACCGCGGCGACCACGGGCCGGATCTGATCGGAGTCCGTCCGCAATCGGATGGCCGCCCCGATGCAAAGCTCCTCGACGAGCTCCTGCATGCGCGCATTCACTCTGGCAACCTTGCGGCCGCTCATAGGCGGCTGCTCCAGCTCGAGGAGCCAAAGCCGGTATCCACCGG